AATATTTGTCCTTTAAGATATGCACAAAACTCTTTATGAGACATAGATGCTTTGATGACATCTATACATTCTATATCGCCATGCTTGTAATGTGGTGGGTTGATTATGTCTTTTTTCATTACAACACCAATACCAAACATATCAAGGGAATCAATATAATTATCAACAATAAATGTCTCTCGTTCTCATTGATATTATCCCAATAAATATTCCAAGCATATACTGATAAACCTAGTACAAAAAGAAAAGTAAAAAAATATATTTCTATTATCATTTATTTATCATTCACCTAAGTTGTTTTTCAAATAAGTTTCAATAAAATTCTGTTCAATTTCTGTCAACTGCTGACCACTGTTTACTTTGTTCATCTTGATTTTATATAATTCATCTGGTGTTATTTTATAATTTTCTCGCCTAAAAAATTTTTCTGGATATTTTAGCAAATTATATTTTGCTTTGTTATATAGTGTTCCTTGTGTTTTATCTAAATAATTATTCAATTTTTGTTTATCAGATTCTAAATTATCTAATTCTAAATATTTTTCACAGTCGACAAGAGCATCGTTTATATCATGTATGTGATATCTTCTTAATATTTTTTTAACAGTACGTCTGACGTTGCATGTTTTTATCAATGAATTTATATCATCAGTATTCTCACAATAATCTGCTGAGATATCCTTAACAAAGTCTACTAGTAATACAACTTCACTTTCATCTACAATATCAGTCATTTTTCTTCTTTTTTATCATTTACTTTTTCAAAAGCAGTAATTTTGCACAAATCATCTAGGAAAATTGTTCTGTTTTTACACTTACTAATAGAATCAATTATTTCTGATATTTTGCTTACTGCATCTGACCCAAATGTTTTACCATGCAATATTTCATTAAATTCATCTATCAACTTAGTATTTTGTGATTTGATTTGAATTTTAGCAAAACTCAATCTACCAATTACTTCTTCTTTTGTTAAGTTTTTCATATTATTATCTCCATGATTCTCCATTGACCCAAGCAACTAAACATTTTCTTGTGCCTTTGGTAATTTTTTTAACTCTATGTGGTAAAAAACTTGTGAATGAAACCATATAATCTTCATTACAAGTTACAACTTCACCATCACTCATAATTTCAAGTTGACCACCGGTGTAATCATAATTGAGTGGACAACTAATTGATATTTTTCTAGTGCTTGACAAACCATAACAAATATCAGAGTGCCAGTTGTAAAAATCTCCAACACTGTATTCTAAATATTGTATGTCTTGAATATTAGATATTTTATAATTAAATACATCGTTGGCATTGACTATTTCTCTATTTAAAACATCTCCAATATAAGAGTGAGTTGGTATTCTCCAACATTTAACTTTTCTGATAGTTTCATTACCAGAATGTACTTTTGCTCTGACTTCTTTTCCGAATTCTTTTGCTACAATCGTAAACTCTGCTTTCATTCTGTCGTCAATATCTCTATGTTCCACGATTCCATACTGGGGAGACTCGTCCATATCTGGTTCACAGTTGTTGGATATATATTTACTTTTTATTGGTGAAAAACTACTCATTTATTTCTCTACAAACTAAACTACCTTTCTTATTTCTTGTTATAGAAAAACCACATCCAAACGCTTTTCTACAGTCATTTGGTACAAGTATTTTCAAGTTATCTCTAGCATTTTTGTTTACGTCAACGTATTCTTTTGTCTCTATGATTAATCTTGCAGATGTGTTCCATGCTTGGTCTTTTGACATATCAATCGTTGTCATACCATCTAAATTTGGGTGTTCCGGTATATCTATAATTGATGAATCGACATCTATTGTTGGCTCTTTATCTTCTAAAACTAACTTCCAAAACTTTTCTTCTTGAATGTATAGTTTATCTGCAAACTCTTTATCAAATTCTATGTATACATATTCATGCCTTACGTTTCCAAAAAAGACAGATAGATATGCTTTGTTAGTTTCAGAGTGCATCATGTAATGTTGTAATTGTGCATAATATTGTTTCGCAACATCTTCAATAGTGTTATTTTGATAAGTATGTTTACACTCTAACACACATTTTTCTTTTGATATAAAACCATCTAAATGACTCATCATGTGATTTTTTTGTGTCAATTCAACATCTCTTTTTACTTCCATCCCACTTAATTTTTCAAAGATATCTATGTTTAAAGATTCCGTTGCTATACCAATTTGAACTGGGATGACATCTGATAAATCATCTGGCTCTTTTCTTTTTGTTTTTATAAGCCAAAGGTCGTGCCATTCACCTTTGATTATCTTGTTGGCATCACTACCGCCAACACCTTTCGTTCTATCCATTTCTTGTACCTCTTGTTAGTTTTAGTTCGGGTAAGTCGACCAGAGTTTCTCTGAGAGTTTTACTATCCGACTTACCCTTTGGAGTTAAAGCAGTATGACCTCTGCTTTTAGTACACCACGAAAAAATTTTAAAATGGTGTACCATTCTCATCTGTTTCTTTTTCTTTTTTTACTGCTAATGATAAAGATATAAAGTCATATTTACCATTCTGAGACTCACCAGTTTTCTCATAACCCCATAGATTGTAATCTGTTCCATCTAAAACGATGTTACCATCTATGATGTAATCTTTTTTGAGGTCTGGGTCAGTCCTTGAGACAAAACCTTTCTGCTCGAAAACTACATAATATTGTTCTCCACTGTTTCTGCTTGTCCGCTTTAACACACAAATCATTTTGCCAAATTGTGAACCATCATCAATTTTACCTACTTTCATTAAAGAATCAGTTTCTTGTGGCTCATTTAGTGTTCCTGACATACGGTCAAGTTTTTCTTTTGCCTCTTGCAAAGCGTCTGTTAAATCTTCTTTGAATGTTTTGTCGTTCATAATTACTCCCATGTTGTTGTTTTAATTTTTGGTTTGTCTACTTTCAAGTTAGCACCATTCTTATTTGCTTTTCTCTGTATTTTTTCTATTTGCTCTTGATGTGACTTGATAGCGTCTTGGTGGTCTGCAACATTCATAGTATCTTTTGCATCGTCATCTTTTCTAGGTAGATTGAACATACATTCATACAGACATCTTCTAGCATAAGTCAGACTTGCAACCTTACCATGTGCAGACACTTTATCCATTGGTATTGTTATGGGGTCACTATATACCTCTTCATTAGTAGGCACATAATGCAATCTCATAGTAAACCTCACTCTGTTCATTTGGTCATCTTGTGCGTTTGTTGACTCAAAAACACTTGATACAAAACCACTTTCAATTAAGAGAGGTTCAACCAGTTTAAGTATTTTTGGTAATGGCAAATAAGAGTTTCCATATACTCCAGTGCCGTCCATAGAGAAATCTTTTGAGTTAGCTAGTTTTTTTCTAACAAGTAAAAGCATTTCTAAATGTTCATTATGACGTTCTGCCTTCTCACGCAGATGTTCTTCTGCAGGACTATTTTTTTTCATAATAACTCCATAAGTTAGTTTATATAACTAGACACCCTAGCACATATTGGGTTATAATCAAGTACATTTTGTATCTAAAAAACACTAAATCAAGGAGTCACAATGAAACTAAGTGAATATATAAAGAAAATGAGGATGACAAAAAAAGATTTTTCTGTCGACTCTGGAATCACGTTATCAACTGTAAATAAATATGTTTATGGAACAAGGATTCCAAGAAAAGAACACATGGACATTATCGTTAAAGAAACCAAGGGAGAAGTTACACCAAACGATTTTTACGATTCACAGGTCTAGGTATGTCTTTTGAATCAATGGCGTGGGCGGTAAAACAGGACACCGGTAGTTCTATGTCTAAGTTAGTTCTACTCATGTTGTCAAATTATGCTGACGATGAACACAGATGCTATCCAAGTATAAATCACTTAGCAAATCTTTGTCATTGCTCTGTGAGAACTATTAACAGGAATATTAAAGAACTAAAAGATTCTGGTTATATCAAAGTCGTTAAGCATCCAAGAAAAAATATGTGGAATCATAACATATACATTTTGGGTAGCGACAAATCTGCACTACTGACAAATAAGGTAATTAGTAACGACACAGTGGCACACAATACTAATATAAATAAAAAAAAGCATACGTTTGAGAAACGAACAAAAAATAAAAACTTTCTACTAGGATAAATAACATGAAAAAAATTGATGGGGTCTTTAGTGTCGATGATTTGAGAGATGCAATAGAAGACTTATATACAGGAAAATCACACAAGCAATATGATTGTGGATATGAGGCAATGAAACCATATTTCAAACTTATTAAACCAAGTTTTAACTTGATAACAGGCACACCAAACAGTGGTAAGAGTTCTTTTGTTGCTGACGTTATTATGAACAATGCAAGAGACCATGGTTTTAAATATCTTATATTCTCTCCAGAACATTCTTTAGCTGTGAACGTCAAACGACTTTGTGAGAAGTTTATCAAGAAACCATTTGACCTCATGTTCAAAAACAGAATCAATGAAAAAGAGTTATCAAATTCACTTGATTTTATATCAAAGCATTTTTATTTCATCGACCATGCAGATGATAGCCCAGATATTGACTGGGTTCTGTCTAGGTGTTATGAATCTGCTGAGTATCTTGATATTGATGGTATTGTTGTCGACCCATACAATGAAATCAATCCAACAAGAAATAACTTGCGAGAAGACGAACACATAAGTTTGCTAATCAGCAAAATCAAAAAATTTAACAGAGAGACAAACACAATTACTTTTATGGTTGCTCATCCGAACAAACAAATCAGACAAGCAGATGGTAGGTATGTTGTGACTAGTGCATATGACATCAGTGGGAGCAGTCATTGGTTCAATAAATCCGATACAATTATGATAGTCAACAGGGATGTAGATAAGGGTTTTACTGATTTTAGAGTTTGTAAAGTCAGGGAAATGAATGTGCAAGGTAATCTTGGAGAATTTAATTTAATCTGGGACACGTCTACTAGAAGTTTTAGAGATATTGATGATATTCCACTAATACATGCTAAAAGTAAAAAAAATCCTTTTTAAATTGTTGATAATACTAAGGTTCTGACAGTTTATTTTTACTTACCTGTTTGACAGGTTTTTACTGATGTGCCACAATATGGGTATATTATAAACTAAAGGACTTAAAGATATGACTACATTTGATTTAGTAAATATAGTTTTGACTGTGGTATTGATTCACTTGATGATTCTTTACTAGACACAGATTTATTTTTACTATATAAAAAGATATATATGCCTAAAATAGTAAATAAATCAGAGGAACACTCAAGGATGGTTCATCGACTCTCTGGTATCGGCATTACACATGAACAGATATGTGACATTGTTGGAATATCGAAACCCACGCTGTACAAGTATTACAGTGAAGAGTTAAAGCTTGGTAAGGCAGAGGCAACCGAGATGGTTGCAGGTAATCTTTTCAAAGTTGCATGTGGCAATGACAAAAACTCTTTAACTGCAATGATTTTTTGGCTCAAGACACAAGCGAAGTGGAAAGAGACAGATGTGCTAGAAGTCACAAACACAACAGAGCAAAATGATAAATTCAGAAAACTTGTCCATGACATTCGAGGGTTTAAGTTATCAGCAGAAGATAGCAACAAATCTGATAGCGAATTGGATAAGCAAAGCAAGACCTAAACAGATAATATCTGACGACCCCAAATATAACATTCACATGATGTTAGCGGGACGTGGATTTGGTAAGACTATCTCTGGTGCTTATGACCTTATCCAATATTGTTTACTCAATGATGGTGTGACCACGTCAGTAGTAGCACCCACATACTCTGATTTAAAACGTGTCGTGTTCTCTGGTGAAAGTGGATTGATTAAACTAATCCCACCAGAGTTATATGGTGGCAAAGGATACAACAAGACTGATGCTACTATCGAGTTCTATAATGGGTCGACTATCATTGGCATACCTGCTGAGTCTTATGACAGGTTAAGAGGAATAAACATAAGTAGGGCGTGGTGTGATGAGTTAGCATCATGGAACTACTCAGAGGCATTTGATAATCTGATTATGGCGTTAAGACTTGGACAAAATCCCAAGTGCATCATTACAACAACACCAAGACCCACCACACTCATTAAGAGTCTGGTCAAGCGAGAAGATGTGCAGGTTATTCGTGGCTCTACTTTTGAGAACATGAGCAACTTAGCACAATCATCTATCCAAATGTATAAGGATACATACGAGGGTTCAACGCTTGGTCGACAAGAATTGTATGGTGAGATTTTAGAAGATGTAGATGGTGCTTTATTCAACTACAACATGATTGATAATAACAGAGTCACAAGCATACCAGACTTGGAAAGGATAGTTGTAGCTATTGACCCTGCAGTCACATCAAATCAAAACAGTGATGAGACCGGTATCGTTGTTGCAGGGCGTGATAAGTTAAATAATTTCTACGTTCTTAAAGATGCAAGTTGCATAGCGTCTCCTGATGTATGGATAAAAAAAGCAATAGAGTTGTATAAAACTTATGATGCAGATAGAATAATAAGTGAGATTAATAATGGTGGAGACTTAATAGAAAAACTTTTAAGGACTCAAGATGCTTTAGTTCCTTATCAAAGCGTAAGAGCCACAAGAGGTAAAGCAGTAAGATGTGAGCCAATAGTTTCACTCTACGAACAATCAAGAGTCAAGCATTGTGGTAACGACTTAAAAGAGTTAGAAGAACAGATGTGCCAATTCACAGGTAATAATGCTAAGATACATGATGACAGAGTTGATGCTTTAGTTTGGGCAATAACTTCATTGCAAAATAATTCTGGGAAAGCAGTATTTAGGATTAGTTAGTATGGGTATATTTGATAAGTTTTTTAAGACAGACAATTCGACCATTCAAAAAAAAGAATCACCAAAAGTGATGATTAACAAACTTAGTGCCTACTCAACCAATTCAAGTAGACGTTACAAAGACTATGCAAAAGATGGCTATCAAGATAATGCCATTGTGCATAGGTGTATTCAGCTAATAGCAAACAGTGCATCAGCAGTTGATTTATGCGTCTATGATGACGACATAAAACTAGACAACCATGAACTACTATCATTGTTAGCAAGACCCAACCCAACACAATCTGGAGTTGAGTATTTTGTATCCATGTATTCTTATTTATTAATTAGTGGTAACTCTTATCTACTTAGAGACACAGAGGGTGCTATTAAACCTAGAGAACTTTACTTGTTAAGACCAGACCGAATGAGAATCAATGCAGGAACAAATATGATTCCAGAATCATACGATTATGTAATTAATGGCACAGTTCAAGCATCTTACCCAGTCGACCCATCAACAGGTGGCGGTCAAATCAAACACATAAAACTATGGAATCCACTTGATGACTTCTATGGTCTGTCACCAATAATGGCAAGTGCCTATAACATAGACCAACATAATCTTGCAGGTATGCACAACGTAGCATTGCTTAAAAATGGTTGCACACCATCTGGTATGCTTAAATTTGAGCCAACAGACGAAACAGGCATGTCTACAAGTTTGACTGACGAGCAACGAGCAAGACTGCTTGAGGATTTAGAGTTTAGATTTCAAGGTACTAACAACACAGGTAGACCAATGCTACTTGAGGGTAACTTTGATTACACACAACTAGGACTCAATCCAAAAGACATGGACTTCCTAGATTTGTTGAATCTATCAGCAAGGGAAATAGCATTAGCGTTTGGAGTACCTAGTCAGTTAGTTGGAATACCAGATAGCCAAACTTATAGCAACATGGAGTCTGCAAAACTTGGTCTATACGAAGAAACAATCATACCACTTCTCAAACGAGTTGAGTCTGACTTAAATGAATACTTAGCACCACTTTATGATGGAAACATAAGTGTAAGATACGATTTAGACTCGATACCTGCAATGGCAGAAAAAAGAAAAAGAGTATATGAAAATGTGGTAGCAGGAGTTAATGCAGGAATCATCACAAGAAACGAGGCAAGAGAACGACTAGGTTTACAAGACGTAGAGGGTGGAGATGATTTATACATACCAAGTAATTTGTTTCCAATAGGAGAAGTAGAGCAGTCAGATGAAGATAGTGATGAGCCAATTACACCAAACAACACTCAAAAGATGTATGAAGAAGTATATGGGACTGGTGGTGTACCACTGATTAAGGCACAAGTAGCTATGGACACTTACACTACAGAAGAAGAGGCACTCGATAGAGCAGATGAGATAGGATGTGTTGGTACACACACACATGAGGAAAATGGTCAAACTGTTTACATGCCATGTGAAAGTCACGATGAATATGTAAATCTAATAAAAGATGACAAGGCAATTTCAGATTTGAATTTAACACCCACAGACGCTATGGTCGAAGAGGCAAAAAGAGGTTTGGAGTGGAGAGCAGAATTTGGTCGAGGTGGCACTTCTGTTGGCGTTGCAAGAGCAAGAGATATAGCAAATAAGAGTAGACTATCACCAAATACAATACTTAGGATGTATTCTTTTTTCTCAAGACATGAAGTAGATAAACAAGCAGAGGGATTTGATAGAGGAGAAGATGGTTATCCATCAGCAGGTCGTATCGCTTGGGCGTTATGGGGTGGTGATGCAGGATTTTCATTTGCTAAATCTAAACGAGAACAGATTATGCGAGAGAGAGAAAAGTCATTTGATGATTTTGAGTATATTCCAGAGGCGTGTTTAGATACTAAAGAAGTTAAAGATTACGAAGAAAAAGCACCATTAACCGCAAAGGTCAAACAAGGTTTACAGGGCAAGGTAGATAAACATAATGAGAAATATGGTAGCCAAAAAGGTAAAAGAGTTAATGTGAGAATGTTGGGTGCAGTATTTCGCAGAGGCGTTGGCGCATACAGAACGAATCCGCAATCAGTAAGACCAAGTGTTAGAGCATCTGGTGGAGAAGACAGGTGGGCGTATGCGAGAGTCAATGCTTTTCTCTATGCAGTTAGAACAGGTAGGTTTAGAGGTGGTAAATTTGATTTAGATTTACTTCCATCAGGTCATCCATTGTCATCTAAGAAATGACAGTCAAAGTCACGACAAAGATGTTAGAGAAAGTGCATAAATCATATCCACTTACAATGGTCGACTGGTTAGACCATACAGCAGACTCTAGGTGGGTCGATGATATCGAGGAAAGCAAGTATGCTATATGCAGAACTATTGGTTGGTTAGTTGCAGAAGATGAAGATGTTATAAAAATAGCCAATGCAATAACTCAAGACTCTGGACTTGGTGGAATATCTGTTATACTTAAAAATTGTATTATTAATCAATATGACATAGACATGAATGACCAAAGATGAGAAAAAACATCTTAGTAAGGTGATAGACATAGGTTGCATAGTTTGTAGAAATATGGGTTATCACACACCTGCTGAGATACATCATATTAGAAATAAGACTCTCGGTAGACGTTCAAGTCATTATGAGACTATACCTTTATGCCCATATCATCATCGTTCATCCAATTACTCAATTCATTTGAATCCTAAGTATTTCATCAAGCATTTTGGCACAGAACAAGAATTGTTAAATGAAGTAATGTGCTATGTAGATAATGGCTAGAGTCAAGATTGACATAAGAAAACAATACAGAGAACAGTTAAAGATGTTCTTGTCTATGAGTAATGTAGTCAGAGCAAAAATAAGAGCCATGTTTAAGAAGTTTGGTAAAAGAGCAGAACGACTGTACCTAAACACAGGAAACGTCAACTCTGACTTATATAACGACTTCTCAAGCGAGATTTACAAGATTCTAACTCAATCTGCAAGAAGAGTTATAACCAATGCTGACCTTATGCTTACCAGAACAAGAATGACCAAAGGCAAAGAAGATATTGACCCAGTATTTTTAGAATACACAACTAGTCAAACTGCACAAAATGTTGTTGCAATATCTGAGACAACACGCAAACAAATACAAAAAGAAATTAATACAGGTCTCAAAACAGGTCTATCTAATCAACAAATATCTAAAAATATTAGAAACAGTACTGCTTTTTCAGCAGTAAGAGCAACCAGAATAGCAAGAACTGAAACCCATACTGCAATGAATTTTGGCAATCAAAAACTAGCAGGTCGTTTAGGTCTTAACAGACCGGTCAAAGAATGGGTATCTGCAATGGATGAGAGAACTAGAACGTGGCATGTCAGCATGAATGGTACGCAGGTTGATATAAAAGATAAGTTCACAGTCCCTACTCCTGTATCTGGTGGTGCATTTGTAGACCGTGAAATGATGTATGCAGGAGACCCAAATGGTGGTGCTACAAATGTTATCAACTGTAGGTGCTTTGTTATCTACCATGACGCTGATGATGTGGTTGATAGACCGACCAGAACAACAACGCCAATAGTAGAAGAAACGCCACCTAGTACAGAAGTCAATGCTACATCACTTGCAAATCCAATAAGCGGTTCTGCTGTTGTGGTAAATAAAACACGAAAACAATTAAGAGAAGATATAAAAAATTCTGCAACATCTGGTAATCTTAATGATTATAAACCAAGTAGATATCGTGGCGAAAAGAATAGAGGTAAGACATATTATGATGATTGGGATGATGAAGATTTAACCAGAATAGACATTCTTTTACAAGAGGCGAATGAATTAGCTGACATGCATAACATACCAAGATTACAAGGAACAATGGGAGTTGGTAGAGTAAATGCAAAAGGTATGATGGGTGATGGTATTTTATATCTCAATAAAAAATATTTTACAACAAATAAAAAAGTAAAAATTAGTAAAGCATTAGATAAGAAATCAGAATTCACTTTAGGAAGTACAAAACTTGAATCAGTAATCGTAGGTACAAGACGACCAATAACCAGAAAAGTCGATATCAAAGACTCATTTAATGATACACAAATGTTTAGTGCGAGTACATATTATCTAAAAGATAAAAAAATAACTAGTAAAACACAAATAACTGATGATTTAAGAAAAGATATATTATTTCAAGAAAACAGAAATACAGTCTATCATGAAATGGGTCATCATGTTCATCAGCAGTTGTCACTTAATGCTGATTCAGCAGATAACATTGAGTCATTATTAGCTAATTATTTTCGTAAAGCATCCAGAAAAGATGCTAAATTATTAAGAGAAACCAACACAACAAAATTATTCCCTACACAATATTCAACTACTAATTCAAAAGAGTGGTTCGCAGAAAACTTTACTCTTTATCACCAGAAAGGACTTAGAAAATATTGTAGTGAAGATTGGATAGAGTTTTACGAAAAAGAGGTTTTGACCAGAGTTTAAAGACCTTGTAGAAAACTTCTATCTTCAGACTTGATTTCAGCAGACCTTATTTGCATACCTTCTATCAACCAAGATAACTGTTCTTGCTCATCTTGAGAATATTTATCGGAAATTGGGATATTCATAAAATCTTTGTAATCTTGTACAGTAATCTGCTCTTTATCCAAGATACTTTTCATTTCGTCAAAAACTTCTGCAAATGGTTTCATAATCGGTATTTTTATCACTTTTTGACCCATTTTGTCAAATATTTGTATATAAATGCTTGACTATTACCCCATTTTGTACCATAATGGGACATAAACTAAATATTGGAGTTAAATTATGACAAGAGTAAAAATACAAACAACATATGGAGAGTTTGAATTAGGGCAAGACGTTTGGGTAGTTCAAAAAACTAAACAAAGACCAGCTAAAATCATCAAACTTAATGATAAGAAAGCAGTTATTGAAATGGAAGGTAGACAGTATAGATGTCCATATTCAATGTTACACAAAGAAGCTTTTAAATCTAGAATGGACATGGACGACTATCACCATGAAATGAATGTGCAACGTCACGAAGCACAAAATAACTAAAAAGAAAAAGAAACAACTAAAAAGAGAGAGTCATAGTTCATGGCTCTCTTTTTATTTGTATATTTTATAAAATTATGTTTACAATGTAGTAATTTGGTAATTATTAGTTTTGTTAGATGCACAAAGAAGAAAATATCTACAACAATGAAGAAATAGAAAACACAATACTAGACATAGAGTGTGAGTATAAAGAGATTGAAACAGATGATGATGGCTCGTTTGAGGGTTACGCATCTGTATTCGGCAATAAAGATTTAGGCAACGATGTTATAGAGAAAGGTGCATTTTCAAAATCAATCTATAAGAAAAAACCAAAACAGATTAAGTTACTTTATCAACATAAGACAGACGAACCTATTGGTGTCATTGACGATATCCAAGAAGATGCAAGAGGACTAAAGGTCAAAGGACGTTTAGCACTTAGGACAGAACGAGGCAAGATGGTCTATGAACTTATGAAAATGGGTGCATTAGACAGTATGTCAATCGGTTATAGACTCACGCCAAAGGGTTACTCATACAACGATAAAGACAAAAGAAGAACCATAAAAGAGGTTGATTTGATGGAAATCTCTATGGTTACTTTCCCAATGAATCCTAAAGCAAAAATAACTAAAGTCAAAAATATACTTGATTTTAACGTGCTAAAGGAATTACCAACTGAGAGAGAAGTTGAAACGTACCTGCGAGAAGTTTGTATGTTTTCAAAGTCAATCTCAAAACCACTTGCAGACTTTATTGATACAAACTGTAGAAATGAAGTGGATAAGACTCAGCGAGATGTTGTAGACAGTATCAAGCAAGTTATCAACACAATCAAAAAATAAGAGGTTAAAATGTCAGAAGAAGTCAAAGATGTTCTAACTGAACTCGGCAAAACATTTGAAGAGTTTAAAAGTGAGAACAAAAAAAGATTAGATGAGATTGAATCTAAAGGACAAGCTGACCCATTACTTCAAGAGAAAGTAGATAAAATGTCTGAGGACATTGCAAAAATGGCAGAAGTGAAACAAGCACACGAACTTCAAGCCAAAAATCTTGAAGATGCCAATGCTAAAATCGACCAGTTAGAGACGAGATTAGCGAGACCTAATGCAAGTAATACAGAAGAAATATCTGTTCAAATGAAAGCATTTAAGGAATGGATTAGAAAGGGCGAGGTTGACCCAGAAGAGAAAAAAGCACTTTATGAATCAGACGACACATTGGGTGGATTTTACGCTCCATCTGAATATGTTGCGGATTTAATCAAAGGTGTTACTGAAATTTCACCAATTAGGTCAATCGCAAGAATAAGACAAACAAGTAGAAGAGGCATCGAGATTCCAAAAAGAACTGGACAATTTTCTGCAAGTTTTGTAAGTGAAACTGCTACAAGGTCTGAGTCCACTGGGTATACCACTGGTCTTATGAGTATTGATGCACACGAACAGAGTGCTATTGTAGATATCTCTCAAGCAATGCTAGAGGATTCTGCGTTCAACTTAGAGTCAGAAATGGCTACTGAGTTTTCAGAACAGTTTAGCAAAAGCGAGGGTACTGCATTTGTATCTGGTAATGGTGTTGGTAAACCACTTGGTTTCACCGATTCATCAGCAGGTGTAAGTAGCACAAACTCTGGACACGCATCAACTTTAAAGCCAAATGGTTTAATCGAGTTAGTCTATGCAATCAAATCTGAGTATCTTAACAATGCAAGATTTGTTTTCAATAGAGGCACGTTTGCAGATATTCTGCAACTAGAGGACACCGCAGGACAAAAAATATTTCACTTGGGTATGACTTTGGTTGGTGGTTCTCCATCAACAATCTTAGGATTTCCATATACGTTAGCAACTGATATGCCAAATGTCGGTGCAGGTAACAAACCAATAGCGTTTGGAGATTTTAGCAGAGCATACACTATCGTTGATAGAGTTAATCTATCAATTTTAAGAGACCCATTCTCACAAGCAACATCTGGTAATATCAGATATGTAGCGAGACGTAGGGTCGGTGGAACTGTTGTCCTTGCAGAGGCAATTCAACTTCAAAACGTAAGTGCATAGAGAGGTACATAATGGCAAGAGATATTTCAAATAGAACAGTCGCAGTAGCGACACAAGTTCCTGCTGTTGTCACTGCTGACGCTAATGGCACAGGAGTTGACTTACAGGGCTTTGAATCAGCTATGGTAGTCGTAAATACAGGTGCAGAGGGTGATACACTTTCTTCGTCAGTTAAATTCGACTTCATACTAGAAGATTCTGATGATGATTCAACATATACCGCAGTTACAAGTTCGACAAGTGTAACTGAGGGTTCAGTAGATAGTAGTGGGATTTTTCTCACACTAGATGCTAATGGTGAAACGCCACAGATTAGTCAAATCGGCTATATCGGTGGTAAGAGATACATCAGATGTAAAATTGATGCAACTGGAACTCATAGCAATGGCACACCTATCGGTGTTGTTGTTGTCAAAGGCAACCCAGTTGATTCAACCGATGCTTAATGCTACTTGATGTCGGCTAGATTGTAGCAAAATAGGTGGGAGAGTTTGTTAGTTTTCTCTCCCACCACTGGAGAAAATGGAGTGTGAAAACATGCCATGTAGTGAAAGGAAATTAGACACTATCAAAGCTATTTATAGGATTGACCCTAGAGCAAAGTTTAGTGTCAATGGCAAACTAGAAAGTAGAATTGATTATGTCTATGGTGGCATAATATGGGAGACACAACCTATTGACTGGGTTGATGTCATAGAAGAAATGTATGTAGGAAAGGTACAAGAAATGAAAATAAAAATGACAGAAAGCATTGAGATGTCAGCTAATGAAAGTGGCAATCAATCAATGAAAGTCGAAGTAGACCAAGTATTATCTATGGATAAACCATGGCAACAGAAATTAGCACAAAACCTAATAGATGGTGGATTAGCTATTGAAGTTAAAATGGATGAGGTCAAGAAAACAAAAAAGAAAGCAAAGACTGTAGCTAAAAAAGCAACAAAAGCTGTGAGCAAAGTCAGTAAAAAAGTAAAAAAGAAAGCTAAAAAATGACAAGAACTATTGGGTCTAACTTTAATACCCAGATTACAAGTTCACAGATAAGACCATTTATGGCAGTGTCACTTGGGTTTACTACACCTTTAAATCTATGGACTGGTTATCATAACATCACAATAGGGTCTGATACTTATATTGGTGGTGGTAATTTACTTGATATATCATCTATACAAGAATCATCAGAAGTTAAAGCAACCGGTATGAGTATTGCTTTGTCTGGTTTAGATTCAAGCATCGTATCGTCTGCTTTGACAGAAAATGTGCAAGGTACAGTAGTTAAGGTTTTTTTTGGTGTATTAAGTACCTCATCAAATGCAGATGCTATAGTGGATACGCCATATCAATTCTTTGAGGGTTTTTTAGATACTATGATTATTTCAGATGAGGGCGATACATCTAAGATAAGTATTACTGTTGAAAATAAACTGATAACATTAGAAAAACCAGTAGATAGAAGATATACAGACCAAGACCAGAAAAACTTGTTTAGTTCTGATAAGGGTTTAGAGTATGTAGATTCACTTCAAGATAAAGAGATAGTTTGGGGTGGTGGGTCAACTCAATAATTTATTAATTACAAAAACACTGTCAGATATTCATTCTGTTGTTGAACTATATAAGAGTTTTCCAAAATATAAAGATTTAAGTCAAGAACAACTTTTTTTCTACTTACAAAAACCAATATCTCTGTCACAGAGTAGAATATTCTACGACAACAACCAAGTAGTAAGTTTTATATCTTGGGCATCTTTTAACAAAAAAACAGAAAATCATTTTAAAAAAACCGGTGAAGTATTATATTGGAAAGGTGGAAACAATATCTGGATAATAGATATTGTCTCAAAAAAAGATGTTCAAGAAGTGATAAGATATGCGAAAAGTTATTTTTCAAAAATTATGGATATAGGTCAAAGAGTGAACTATTTAAGAATGAATGAACAAAACAGAATTATCAAATATTCAAGTCAATCTAACAAGGCGTTTTACAGATAATGGGTAGTACAGTATCACAAATCGGAATGATAGTAGGTACTGCTATAATTACAGGTGGATTAAGTCTTCCCGCAAGTTTAGGTGCAGGAGTTTTTGCAAAAGTTGCGATTGGTGGTGCAATTATAGCAGGTTCAATGGCACTTGCACCAAAACCAAAACTGAGAAATGGCTCTCTTCAACAACAAGCATATCAACAGCAAACTGCCAACAGAAGTTTAATGATAAAACAACCTATTATATCAAGGTCGACTGTTTATGGCACAAATAAAAAGTCTGGTGGTATTTTATTCATGGACACTGTAAATAATAATAAAGAATTACATATCATAGTAGAAATTGCATCTCACGAAGTAAATTCTATAGCAAAAGTTTATTTTAATGATGATGAATTAACATTAGTCTCTAATGGCACAGATGCTAATGGTATTACTAGGTTTAGAATATCGTCACCAAGTAAATACTCTGGTAACTCGAAATTTGATATCACCAAAAAAGCAGTACAAATAAAACTCCATACAGGGTCAGATACACAATTAGCTGATGCAGACTTAGTTTCTGCAAGTTCTAATTGGACAAATGAACACAGACTGCAAGGAATTGCTTATATTTATGCAAGACTAGATTACGATGCAGATATGTTCCCAAATGGCATACCAAACATCAGTGCAGAAATACAAGGTAAAAAAATACTAGACTTTAGGACTGGTTCTACAGGATTTTCTTCTAACTCTGCATTATGTATATATGATTATCTAAGTGACACCAGACTTGGACTTGGTATTCCTCTAAGCAGTATTGATACCACATCATTCACCACAATGGCGAATCTATGTGACGAAAATGTATCACTCTCAGCAGGTGGTACAGAAAATAGATACGAGTGTCATGGAATCGTATATTCTGATATTGCACCAATGGAAATACTAGACGATATGTTATCTTCTTGTTTAGGTATTTTATCTTATTCTAATGGAAAATTTATTTTAAAAGGTGGTCAATTTATTTCACCAACTATATCTTTAGATGAAGATGATTTTATATCTGGTTTCAAAGTCAATACCAAACAATCAAGACGAAGTTTATTCAATACAGTTAAAGGTATATTTACATCCGAAGAGACTAATTGGCAACCATCAGATTATCCGATGGTCACAAGTCAAACTTTTGTAGACAATGATGGTGAGACCATATTTGCTGATATAGACTTACCATTTACAACTTCATCGACTATGGCACAAAGAATAGCAAAAGCATCACTTTTTAAAAACAGACAACAAATGACACTTGCAGGTTCTATGAAATTATCTGCTTTTAAATTAGAAGTCGGAGACACAGTAAATATAACAAATTCCAGACTTGGTTTTACAAATAAAATATTTGAAGTAGCTGAGTATCAATTTAACATGTCTACTGAGTCAGTTAGTGTTGATTTAGTTTTAAAAGAAACTGCATCAAATGTGTATGACTGGAACGCAGAAGAATCAGTATTAACATTAGACGATACCACATTGCCAAGTTCTGCAACAGTAAACACACCAAGTCTAACTGTAACAGACGAATTAAGGACATTTTCAGAAACACCAATAACAGTTTTATTAGCAACTGTTCAATCGAATCAAGGAACAACAAACGAATTTGAAGTGCAGTTTAGAAATGTTGATTTATCAGAAGAATTTAAAAGCATGGGTAAGTCTAAAGGTAATGTTGTTGAAATCGTAAATGTTCAAGATGGTGCAAATTATGAAGTTAGAGCAAGGGCTATAAATGCTTTCAATGTTCATTCATCTTTTGTAACTGTATCACATGAAGTTGTTGGGAAAACTGCATCACCATCAGATGTATCTGATTTCACTACTAACGTAATCGGTAGTTTAGTCGATTTGAGATGGACACCAGTCACAGATTTAGACTTGTCACATTATGTAATCAGACACACATCTGACACAACGAATCCAACATTTTCAGAGGGAGTCATATTAGCAAAAAAAGTGGGTAAACCTGCAAACACAATTACACTTCCTGCAATGACAGGCACATACATGATTAAAGCAGTAGACGTTCTTGGTATAGAAAGTGAGAACTCTACTAAGTCTGGGGTAATTTTAAATAGAATAAATAATGATTTAAATGTAGTTGCTACTTCTACACAAAACCCAAACTTTACAGGCACAAAAGATAAACTACTCGTTGTAACTAGAGATTCTGTAAACAAGTTAGAAATAGAGTTAGGTGAATTTTTTGATGAGGCGACTGGTAATTTTGACGATGCAACAGGCAACTTTGATGATGGTGGAGATGCAGTTCCAAGAAATCAAGGTACTTATGACTTTCCAACTATAGACTTAGGTGATATTTACAATAGCATAGTCACTTTTTCTACCACACACACAAGATTTGACACTGAAAGTTTTTTTGACTCACAACCGAATAACTTTGATGATAGAGAGGGTTTATTCGATGGTAACTATGAAGAGCAAAACGATACTAATATTGAATATTTAATCTCTACCTCTACCGATAACTCAACATACACTGGTTTTAGAACTTATGTCATCGGAGAATATAAAGCAAGATTCATTAAACTTAGAGTGAAACTCACTACAGATTCTAATACTGCAACACCATCTGTATCGGTATTATCTGCAACTGTAGATATGCCAGACCGAAGTCTTGCCGAATCTGATATTACATCAGGGACAGCATCTAGTGGTAAAGCAGTGACATTTTCTCCTGCTTTCAAAGAATTACAAGGATTAGGTATATCAGCACAATCTTTAGCAACTGGTGATTTTTATGAATTAACATCTAAATCTGCAACAGGGTTTACCATTAAATTTAAAAACTCAAGTGGTTCTGTGGTCAGTAGAGATTTTGATTATGTAGCCAAAGGATTTGGTAGAGTGGAATCGTCATAAATTACATGCTATGCTAAAAAAAATATTATGGAGATAATACATTGAGTCAGAACGATTTTGTAATAGCGAATCAAACTTTTCCAAATACAAGAGCAGATATAAATAGTGCATTACAAGCACTTGCATCAAATTCTAGTGGCACGTCTGCGCCTTCAACTTTATACGCCAACCAATTTTTTTACGAGACAGATACTAATAAATTTTCTATTAGAAATGAAGATAATGATGCTTTCATTCAATTATTTGAGTTAGACCAGACTAACGATACAGTAGAGTATTTTGTTGCTGATTCTATGAGGACTACACTATTAGAGTTTACTGATGGTACAGATGCTCTAACTATTGCATCAGATGGAAAACTGACAACAGCAGGACATTTGGAAATTGGTGGTTCAAACAATGAATTAAGATTTTACGAGGGTGCAAATTATGTAGGTTTTGAGGCACCGGCACTTACTGGAAATCAGATATGGGTTCTACCTACAGGTGATGGTTCAGCTAATCAACCAATTATCACTAATGGTAGTGGGACATTATCTTTTTCTACTTTACCTGTCGCAGGTGGTGGGACAGGAGCAACGTCACTGACTGCTAATGGTGTAATCATAGGCAACGGCACATCTGCCTTAACATCTGTCGATATGTCAACTAAAGGTGGTCTTTTAGTTGGTGATGGCTCTGGAAACCCATCAGTCTTAGCAGTTGGCTCTAATGACCAAGTTTTAACTGCTGACAGTTCAACTGCAACAGGTTTAAAATTTGCAACAGCAGGTGGTGGTGGTGGATTAGCAGTCGTAAGTGCAGTCAATGAATATAATGCTAGTGGGAACACAACATCTTATTCTTTTACTGGATTTGACTCTACTTATGATAATTACTATGTAATTATTCATGCTATAGCACAATCAGGAGCAGGTGATTTACAAATGAGATTTTTAGATGATGGCTCTGCAATAACTGGTTCTAATTACAGACAAACTACTTTAGGTTTGACACACAATAATTCAGAAAAAAGAATTACTACAGATTCAGCAGATAAATTTACACTTGTCGAACAACAAAATACTGGTGAAAAAGACCCAATGAATGGATGGATGTATTTCAACAATGGTGCAGGTGGTCGTTGGGATTCTGACTCAAATGATTCTAAAGGACAAGTATCACCATCAGTAGTATATATGGTTGGTGGAGAGGGCAGTAATGGCTCATCAAGGATTGCTATTGGTCATGGATATATTAATGACACACAAGCAAACACTTGTAATGGTTTTCAATTAATATTTGCAGGTGGGTCAGGTGCATCAAAAATCAATTTAACAATTTATGGAGTTAATAGAGCATAATGGTCGCAATAGTAGATAACAAAGGAACAATTACAACTAGAGATGAAGATGCCAAAACTTTATCTGATATACAAGCAACTAAACAATGGTATATAGATAATGCTTATGCACTTGCTAGGACTAAAGGAAGTGGCACAGGTGATTATTATAAAGCTGTTGTTGAGCAACTTGACATGCTATACAAAGACATAGATTCAGGCAAACTTGGCGATGACGCAAAAACTGGTTCATGGTATCTACACATCAAAGCAGTCAAGGACAGCAACCCAAAATCTTAGAGTAAAAGATGAAATCAATCTTAGAAAAAATAGCAGTTAAATTAGATGCTTTAGATTCTAAGATGGACAGATTAGAACTCAAAGTAGACCAAAACACAAAAGATATTATCGAATTGTATAAAATCATCAACATGGGTAAAGGTGGTGTCAAAGTTCTTGTTTGGGTTGGCACTATAATAATTGCAATTTTAGGATGGAAATATAGTCAATGACATGGGAAATTATTAATCTCATAGGAAGTTCGGTAATTGGTGGTCTAATGCAAGTGATTGGACAGAGAGCATCAGCACAACAAGAGCAACAAAAGATGTTGATGATGCAAAACAAATTTGTAGAACAGTCTAGAGATAAGGTCAGAAAAATAGGCGATGCAAATTTTTTCAGCATGACCAGACGTATAATTGCACTTACCTGCATATTCTCAATTATATTATTACCAATGGTCGCAGGTATATTCCAAGTGCCAATATATATTCAAACTGAAATTACTACTGGCTCAGATTGGTTTTTATTTAGCACAGAATCAACTCAAACTGTATGGAAAGAAATTAATGGAATGCCTTTCTTAGAAATGCACAAAAACGTGGTGATAAGCATAATTGGACTCTATATGGGTTCAAGTATCACGAAATCTAAATAATATGGTTATAGATGTAACACCAAAAAATTGTATTGTCATAATACTTGTAATCATTCTAGTTTATGGAATCACAGAAAGCATTGCAGATTCTTCCAATACTGGTGCTAATAACATAAATCAGACTTCAACGAGTGGCTCACAAACTTCTATATCTGGTGGTTATTCTCAAGAAACTACATATCAAGGAACTGTTACAAATAATAATGATACAACGAATTCTACAAACAATAATTCAGAGACCGCAGTCAATTCAGCAAATCCACCATCTGCACAGGTCTATAGCACAGACTGTGTGATTCCCTTATCTATGGGCGTTACCACTATTGGGTTATCTATTGCAGGGTCAAACTACTACATAGATGAGACATGTATGGCGATTAAAAAGAGCCAACAACTTGCTAGTCTAGGTCTTAAAGTCTCCAGTATTAGCATTTTATGTTTACATGACCCACAAATATTTTATTCACTAGAACAGTCAAGCACACCTTGTCCTGTCTTACACCATAAAACCAAAGAAAGTCTTATAGGTAAAAAAGCACAAGCATATTGGGATAAGTACCCAGAACTTAGACCAGACTATCAAGACTGGTTAAAAAGAAACAAAATATTAAATGCAAATAATACTAACAAAAAAAAATCAATGACTTGGAATAATGAATTACCTAAAAAGACAACTAGATATAAAACAGATTAAATTAATTATGATGATATTAATTTTGACTTTCAATAATTGTTCATCGCACAGAGTCATATTAGGTGAGATAGAGATATATGGAAATAATGAAATTAAGATAGATGCACCAGTAAAAAGATGAAAATTTTAATTTTATTACTGATGCCGATAACAAGTTTTGCAGAGGTGCAAACTACAGATAATCTTGTTGTCAATGGTAATTTTGAAACAGGTAATTCTACAGGGTGGACAACAAATGGTGACGTTCAAGTTCTAAATGACTGTTGTCAGTTAAATAACATACCAAGCAACTATGATTTGGAATTTGGAGATGATGGTTCAGTAGAACAAGATTTTAATCTTTATTCAAATACGATTACAAATCAGATGCTAGATAATGGCATCACACTTAATTCTGTTGTAGAGGTGCAGAATGGTGAATGTGCAGTCACCGGATGTTGGGGTGGTCAAGGTGGTGCTGATTCTTTTACAATTAGATTACAAATTAAAGACGATGATTCAAATGTCTTAACTAATGTAAGTCAGACCAGAACAGATGTCACAGGCATCAATGGACAAAATTTTACTAACTCATTGACTTATAATGGCACAGGGTCAAGAGTTGGGAGTATATTTATCAGTGGACAAGATGCTAATGCACCATCCACTCTAGGTGGTGCTAATATTGACAATATCAGCGTCACAATGGATTATGACGACACAGTTCTCAGTGTATCTCAAGTTCAAGAATTAACGATAACATTTGAAGAGATTGAAGAAATTGTGCAAATAGCAGAAGAAATACTACCAGAAGAAATACAAGAGATATTTATTGAAGAGCAAATTTTTGAGGAACTAGTCGTTGAGTTATATACTGAATTGATTGAGTTTGAAGAAAAAGAACAATTTATTGAAGAAGAACTAATTGTGACAGTCTTAGAAGAGCAAATCATTCTTACAGAAGAGCCACAAGTAAGCGAAGTAAGTACAACATACGAGCCAGTTACAGAGGTTATAGAAACAGAAATGACTATCACAGAAGAGTTAGAAAATGAAATCGTAGAGGAGTTTGAAGAAGAAGTTGTTGCAGAGGTTAATGAAGAAATTGTAGAAACCAATGTAGAAGAAACTATTGAAGAACCCACCGAAGAAGTATCAGAAGAAATAACAGAAGAGCCAACAGAAGAAGTAGCTGAAACTAATACAGAAGAAGTTGAGCCAGAAGAAAATACAACTCAAGACGAAACTGTTGCACAAGAAAAAGAAATTAATATTGATGATATATCAGCAAAAGTTGAGTCTAAAATAAAAGATGTAGATAAACAGATAGTAGTTACTCAAAGCATCGTTGCTAAATTAATGACAAAAGATAGTTCTGTTTCTATGTATCAAAACATGAACAAAGAATTTTTTGATAATCAAATAGAACTAAGTGAAATAAATATAGACGAATACATGAACAAAGAATTTATTGATGATAGAATAATATATCAGGATGTAGAGTTCTCAAAAGATTCTCTATATCAATATAATAAAGATTTATCAGATATAAGAATGAGAAGAAAAATAGCAGAAGATAATCTAAGGAGAATAATTAATGGATTTTAAAGATATAAAAACTTGGGGTGTATTGTTATCTATTGTGACTGTGATAGGTGGTGGTTTTGCTACTTTTGGCTCAATTAAGACACGCCTTACAGAAGTCGAATCGAGGTCTTTTCCAGATATTAAACAAATGGAAATCAATGCAACCAAGATACAAATTTTAGAATTGAAAATCGAAGAGTTAGAGAAAAAAGAAGAAAATCCACTGATGCAATGATTTTGTATGCGTTATTATGTGCATTATTATTAGCATTTTTGATTATTTTTTGGGATGATTGAAGTATTATATTAATTAAATGAGGATTAAATGTCAGGATTAAGTGTAGTAACATCTGAAACAGCATTTGCAATCACAAGCACAGAAGTCAAGAATTGGCTTAGAATAGATGGTAGTGATGACGATACTGTTATCACTGCATTAATCAAAGCATCTCATAATTGGGCAAGAGATTACACTGGTAGGAGTTTGACGACCAGAACTCTTAAAATGGCTATAGATTCTATCTATGACACTGATATTGATATCAGAGAGGGTCAATATGTAGGCATAGACCAAGATATTAATCGCAGAAGTATTATTTTACCTGCATCACCAGTTGCATCAATTACTCATGTAAAATCATTTGATGATGCTGATACAGAAACCACCTTTGCAAGTTCCAAATATTATCTTGATAAAATTAGCGTCCCTGCAAGATTTGTATTGAGAAATGGTGAAAGTTATCCAACAGGACTTAGAGTAGCAAATGCAATAGAAATTACTTATGTAGCAGGTTATGGCGGGGCAAGTGATGTACCAGAAGATATCAAACATGCTTGTCTTATGTATTTTGCACACTTATTTGAGAACAGAGGTGACAACGCTACAGATAAGGTCATATCAGCACCATTTTCAGCTACAAGAATATTACAACCTTATGTAATCAGACAGTTCTCTACGCATCCATATAGAGGCACTGCACACTATGGTGGGATGTTATAATGTCTCTAATAGGTGAAATGCGTAACAGACTCGTCATACAGACACTTGGTGGTTCAACTGATGCAGGTGGTGGTCAAAGCACTTCTTACTCAACACTTACAACAGTATGGGGTAAAGCAGAAAATCTATCTGGTTCTGAGGGTTTTTTTGGAGACCAGATTAGAGATACATCTAGTTTTAGATTTACCATAAGGTTTTTATCATCTCTTACAACAAAGCACAGAATTTCATACGATTCTAAAACATTTAATATTACATATATCAAAGATATTGAAGAGGGTCGTAAAAAGTTTCAAGAGATATTAGCAACACAGGGAGTGGCAACTTAATGGGTATACAAGTCCAAATATCAAACACCATACCGAATGATGTTAAAAAAGCAGACCAGATTATTACAAGAAATGCCATAAGACATGTTAACAGGGTTGCAAACTATTTTAGAACACAAATAACTTTAGGCATGAGAAATACACCTAAGACTGGTAGAGAATACAAAAGAGGCAAAAAGACACATATTGCATCATCGGTAGGAAATCCACCTGCAATAGATACAACTCGTTTGGTTTCAAGTATTGCGGTCAGTCCTGCGACTGGTTTTAGCAAAAATCCAACCGCAAAGATAAAAACAAATGTAGAGTATTCAGAGAGATTAGAATTGGTAATGGATAGACCATTTATGGGTAGAGATTCAAAAGCATATAATCTTACGAGGATTTTCGCAAATAAGATAGCAAAGACAATACTGGTGGACTAATGGGGTATCATTCATTCGATTTACAATCAGCTATTTATAGTCTGTTGAATAACGACAGTACACTCGATGGTTTGGTTGGCAACAATAAAATATTTGACAATGTGCCAGAAGACACAACTTATCCATATATTCAAATTGGACTGGAAACAGTTAGCAATATTGGTACAAAAACAGTCGATGGAAATGTCTATAATGTAGATATAGACGTCTGGTCACAATATAGAGGACAAAAAGAGATTAAAGAAATTATGGAACAAATATATGTTTTGTGCCATGATAAAACTATTAGTGTCAGTGGCACTGACTCTGTTATGAGTTATGTTACGAATGTAACGACACTTAGAGAGGCAGATGGAATCACTAGACATGGTATAGTGAATATAAATTTTACAATATATGATAATTAAGAGGTAAATTATGGCAGTTCAGAAAGGAAGTGCAGTTTTAATGAAAGTAGGTAATGGTGGCTCACCAGAAACTTTTACGACCATTGGTGGACTAAGAGATACAAGTATTTCAATGAATCAAGAGATGATTGATGTTACAAACAAAGATTCATCTAATGTTAGAACTTTATTAGCTGATGGCGGTGTAGAGAGTTTCACTGTCACTGGTACTGGTATTTTCGATGATGGTGCATCAATAGGTACAGTACAAAGTGACTTTGCAAGTGCATCATTTACTAACTATCAGTTCATTGTCCCAGACTTCAAAACATTTACTGGTGCTTTTCACGTCAGTTCTATTGAATACTCTGGAACATACAATGATTCTGCACAATATTCGATTACGTTTGAGAGTGCAGGAACAATAACCATTGCAAGTGTATAATCGTGTGGATTAGCAAAAAAATTAGCATCAACAATAAAAGTTATGATGCTATGGTAAACACTACAGGCAAACAAGCAGAAGTCGAAGTACCATACTTCAAAGGTTGGGATAATCTCGGTTCTGTCGAAATAGATTCAAAGTCATTCACAATAACACATGCAGTCAATGTAGGTGCTAGAGATGAAATGATTAAACTAACTTTGAGAGGCAAATCAAATGAGTCAAAACAAACTAAGAGCAGAAAAACAACTTGAATTTGGTGATAAAACTTACACTGCAAGAATATCATTAGACGTAATATTAAAAATAGAACAAGCATTAGGATGTTCTATCCTTAAAGTCGGAACTAAGTTAGCAAGTGCCGATTTGACTATGGGAGAAACTATTACAATCCTTGTATTGTCTATTAGAGCAGGTGGCAATGATATAAAAGATTCTGATATGAAACAGATGGTCGCAGAGGTTGGATTAGTTGAAAGTCTTAAAATGTGTGGTGAACTCTTAACACTGGCTCTTGATACTGGCGAAGATAATCCAGACACACTTCAAAAAAAAACGTAACAGATTCTGATTTAGAATTTCCAATTCAAAGATACTATGAAGTGCTTGTAGGCATGATTGGTATACAACCCAGTGAATTTTGGGATATGTCTGTCTATGAGGTAAGTCTAGCAATCAAAGGTTTTAGAGAATATAATACAGGTAAGACCGAGAAACCTATGGACAAAGGTGAACTTGAAAAAATGAAAGAAATGTACCCAGACGTATAGCTATGGATTTAGAAAAATTAGTTGTCAAAATTGAGGCAGATTTATCAGACTTAAAGAAAGGTCTTGATAAGGCAAATTCACAAGTCAAAAAATCATCTGGTGGAATGTCAAAATCTTTTAACGACCTTGGCAAATCACTAGATAACATTGGTCGTAGAGTATTAAAATTCGGAACTTTACTCGGTGTTGCTTTCGGTGGATTCCAAATAGCCAAAGTCATTGGTGTTGGTCGTCAAATTGAAGATTTGCAAGTAAGACTCAAGTCCTTATTTCGTTCTGCTGATGAGGGTGCAAGAGCATTTGACGTTATGGTCAAATTTGCATCTAGAGTGCCTTTTACTCTTGAACAAATACAACAAGCATCAGGAAGTCTGGCAGTTGTTGCCAAAGATGCAGATGAGTTAGCAGAACTTTTAGAAATCACTGGTAACGTAGCAGGTGCAACAGGTTTAGATTTTAGAGTAACATCAGAGCAGATTCAGAGGTCGTTCTCCAGTTCCATATCGAGTGCCGATTTATTCAGAGAACGTGGCGTCAAGGCAATGCTTGGATTTCAAGCAGGTGCAGAGGTGTCCTTAACTGATACGATAAAAGCATTTAAAGATAAGTTTGGTAAGGGTGGTGAGTTTGGTGGTGTAACAGGAGATTTAGCAAACACACTAACAGGTACTATATCCATGTTACAAGACAAACTATTTCAATTCAGAAAAGCTGTATCTGATGAGTTTATGGTTGTTCTTAAAGAACAGTTTAAAGAATTAAATACAAGTTTAGAAGAAAGTGAAAAAGTTGTCACTGAACTTGGTAAAACAATAGGTAGAAAATTAGCAGAGGCGTTACGTTTTGTTGCAAGAAATTTAGATGAAATTATCACGGGTTTAAAGGCATTTGGTGCTTTTTTATTAACAACAACAGGTGTAGCATTAGTAGGTTTTATTAAAAGTTCCAATAAGTTAGCAGTTTCGTTAATTACCATAGGGACTTTGCTTCCAATAGTTACTAATGCAATTAAATCTTTTAAAGAAGAAAGTGAAAAAGTTTCAAAAGATGCCGACCCAGATTCTCCTTTGGGGATACGCCTTCAAAGTTTTAATAAGTTAATTGATTTATATCCAATTTTAAATATTTTAGTAGGTAAACTAAATTTAGAATTTAAAAAAGTTAAAAAAAGTGTAACTTTAACTAACGATGAAATAAGCGAAAATCTAAAACGTCTTGGTATATATAATAGTATCATGAAAAATCTTCCAAAAGTCACAAAAGATGTTGCTGAGGCAAACGATGTGTTAATTATATCCCAGTCACAAATTAAAGACATGACCGAAGAAGTCGGAAAGTCTTTTGATGATTCTGGAAAAGAAATATCTGATGCACTGGGTAGGAGTATTGTTGCAGGAGAAAGTTTTAGAGATGCTTTTAATAATATATTTGAGAATCTTAAAATTCAAATAGTATCAACTATAGCACAAATTCTAATTATAGAACCATTGATAAGAAGTCTTAAACAGGCATTGACTGGTTTACAAGGTGGTGACATAACTTTAGGAAGTATTGGAAAAAGTATTACAGGAAGTACAATAGGCACTGCTTTATCTGGTGGTTTAGGTACTTTTGCAGGAACTACAACTATGTCGAATGTCGCAGGTTTGAATGTTGGTTCACAATTACTTAATGCTCAGGGAGATGTAATTGGGACACAATTAGCACCGACTGTTGTTGATAATGTTGGTAGTGGTTTTCTTGGTGCAATATCGAGTCTTCTTAACTTTGCAAATGGTGGATTCGTAGCACCGAATAAACCAATAATGGTAGGTGAGAGAGGTGCTGAATTACTAGTCCCTCGAACTGCATCCAATGTAGTAAGCAATAGTGATTTAGGTGGTGGCATAACTGTAAATCAATCACTCAATTTCAGCACAGGCATAGTTCCGACTGTTAGAGCAGAAATACTCAACATGTTACCTACTATAAAACAAGAAACAATAAATGCAGTAGCAGAAACCAGAAGTCGTGGTGGCTCTTTTGCAAGGACATTTGGTGCATAGTGGGAAGTCCTAGTTATCCATTAACTCTACCCACCAATGTTGGTTTTACAACTTCAGAATGGAGAATTATAAAATCGGTTGCTGTTACTGAAAGTCCATTTACATATTCACAAGTTGCACATGAATTTACTGGTGCTAGGTGGCAAACCACAGTGACTTTACCACCAATGAGAAGAGTTGATGCTGTAGAGTTTCAAGCGTTCTTTATGCAACTACATGGAAGATTTGGGACATTTTTACTTGGCGACCCAGATGCAAAAACAATTAGAGGTGCTGAAACATCTTCACCAACTGTTAATGGGTCACACTCAGTGGGTGCTTTTGACATTGCTATCAAAGGTGCATCTGCATCTGCAACTGTTTTTAAAAAAGGGGATTATGTTCAATTTGGAACAGGTGCAACGTCTAAACTCCATATTTTAATTGCAGACTGCACATCTAATAGTTCTGGAAATGCTACCATGAACATAGAACCACCTTTAAAAGTAGCATTAAGTAATGATGCCACTATCAATTATACAAACACGAAAGCAGTTATGAGAATGGACTCTAATGAATTGACATGGAACGCTGATAGAACCTCTAATTACAGTTTCTCTTTTAGTTGTTCAGAGGTCTTATAAAAAAAAGACCAGAACTGAGTCTGGTCTTTCTCTTGGTTTGATAAAGTTAAGCAGTTGCGATTGTATCTTCCAATACTTGTTCGATACGACTTAATTTTTTTTCTAGTTTTTTGATTTCTGATTTTAACTCAGATTTATCTCTCAACAACCCAAATACAATATTGGGTATATCGAGTGATACATCATCATCTAACTCTGATATATCATCAAGTAGATTCGCATATTCATTAAAAAGATTTTGATATTCCTCATAAAGTTTATCGATTTGAGCTTGGGTACCCTCACCTTTAATTTCTATATTAAATAAAGATTCTGGGTGTTCCATTAATGCACATGCGCTTAAAAATCGTTCATTAATAGTAAAACCTATTTTAAATATTACGTTATCTACGTTATCTAGACCTTTATATTTAACTTCAAAGCATCTTGTCAACCTCTTACCTACTAACAATGTTTTTAGTTTTTCAAGGTAAGCATGTTTTGAGATAACAAATTTCGCCTTTAGTCTTTGTTCAAATTTTAACTTTTTCATTTTTTAACTCCTATTTAGTTTATTTTTGGGTGGTTTAAGTGACACCCACACTGTTCGTTTTAAGAAAAAGATTTGTCGTTGTCTATCAACCACAGTCTATCCTCATGATAAGATTCAAAATAAGATTCATTCATGATATCACAGTCATCCATTGCACGAAGAATACCACCATTAACTGTTGATGAGTCTGCCTCAAATATTGACTCTTCAACATCATAACGATTCATTATTTGAAACCAGTATGTTTTTTTCCCATCCACTTTCTTATTAGTAAGTTGAATGTAATATGGTCTGTCCTCACTAGTTGACCCTTTTTTGTAAAAATCTTCGATTTGATTTTCATATTTTGCTTTTAAAGTTGTCATTTTTTTATCTCCTAATATTTAGTTTATTTTTGGGTGGTTTAAGTGACACCCACACTCTTTTTATATTTACTTGTTAAGAACTCTATTTTCTATCCTAGTAAACATTTTTCTTGCTCTAGCTTGGTCTTTTTTAAATTGAATTACTGTCTCAGTAATTTCTGCCAAAAGCATGTGATTCTTGTCATCATGTTTTTTGAAATCTCTTAAATAAGCCTGTAGAGTTGGTTTCGTTTCACCTAGTAGCTGATTTATCATATTAGCCATAGTTTCTGTTGTACTATAACTTTTTAATTTTTCTAGTGCATTCATATTTTTTCTCCTAATATTTAGTTTATATAATCATTATATACCCAAAATGTATCAATATGCAATATTAAATTAAGATGTTTATACAAATAAAATATATCACCTTTAGACCTCGTTATAGGTCGATTTTGGCTGTTTTCACTAGATTGAGTGGTATGTATCCAATATTTGAGGAAACTCTCTGTATAAAGGGGTGAGAACTGTATACAGAGAGTCATTGAAAGGATAATGTAAGAAAGCGAGTAATACTTTCTTATGTTATTATATGAACCTCTATAACAGTATATCCCAAAATAAACTAATTATGCTAACGAATATTACTGCTTTCCAAAAATCAGGAATATCATCAAATACTTCTTTTATTTTCTCATACATTGCTTTTACCTCTATAAATATATACATCATAATGACTGTCTTTTGTGTGAACTCTATCGGTGTCAATCTTATGACCTTTCTTCTTCATTTCATAAACGATATTTGAAATACCATGTATAAAATCGAACTTGTGGATTACTTCTCTGTTGGTTGCTCTACCTCTTTTGACAAACCACTTTCTAATCTTGTCACTTTTGTTTAGTCTCATTGCTGACCTCTTCTATTAGTTTGTTTAAATACCATTGGGATTTTTGTAAGTCATCCAATGGCTCTTTGTGCTTATGTTCATATCTCCAAAGATAACGAAATATTTGTCCTTTAAGATATGCACAAAACTCTTTATGAGACATAGATGCTTTGATGACATCTATACATTCTATATT